AGATACGCCGCGACGGCCTCTGAGACCATCTCCGGGCTTGCAGGAGCGCCGTCCTTCCCTTCGGCTGGGGGATTGGCTGCGAGATACGCCGCGACGGCCTCTGAGACCATCTCCGGGCTTGCATCCTTCCCGTCGCGTACCGGCTCGCGTTCCTCCAGCGCCTTCAGCCGATTGGCGAGCGCGTCAATACGCTCACTGAATCCGATCAGCGCTTTGGAAATGACGCTCTTTACCCGCTGGGCGAGCTGCCGGCCAACTTCATTTGCGTCATTCATTCTGCCATCTCCAAATCGAATGCCTCGACCATCTTTGCATTCCACTGTGCTTGTTTATCGGATTGGTCTGGGGCAGGTTCTTGCTGAGATTGATCTGAGTTTGGCGAAGGCGAAGGAGCTGCAGGAGAATTTGCAAATGGGTTTGGCTCTGCATCTCGTTTCGCAAGCGCTTCCAGAGAATAGTTCTGCTGCTGCGACAGCACCGCGTCGCCGCCTGCGACCTTCTTCAGCCCAAGCTTCTTGCGGCCTTCATTCGGAGTCAGCACAGTGCCCTTGATGCCGGCAGTGACTGTTGACATGAGCGTGGCCGAATCCATGCGCAGCAGACCATCCAAGTCCAGCACAATGGAGATGTTGTCGGGAAGCGCCAAGCCTTGATCCATGGAAAGCTCAAACGCCTCAATCAGAGACTGAAGACATGTGCTGTAATAATCCTGCTGGAGTGCTTCAATGTTGTTGTATGTGGGGGCTGCCCCAACGCCCACCTTGTACTGCGGCACATGGAATACAGAACAAATCTTTTCATCAGTGAAGCGGAGTTGCGCGATGACCTCAGCATCCACCGCTGTCATCACCAATTGCTCAAACTTCAAATTGTCGCCCAGCACCGCGACGCGACCAGCATTCTTCCCGGAATAGTTGGTCTGCCAATCTGCCTTGAGGCGCGCAGCTGTCTCGTTGCTGATCTGGCCGGGCGCAGTAAGAATGCCGGATGGGAGCGCGCCATTCTTGAAGAACCCAGCTGAATTCTCCATCATGTGCATTCCCAGCATCGCAGGGAGCCCACAAGCGAAGATTGGCGACAGGCCCACTAGCGGATGAAACAGGCAGTTGAACCGGTCATGGATGACTTCACTTGCAGGAACGGTGATACCGTCCTTTGCGAGCCCAGACAAATTGTCTGTGGCCAACTGATAGTAAACATTCCCATCATCATCGACCAGCGGCACAACACGCGTCGGATCGAGAATGTACAGTGCAGTGACCACATTGCGGTTGTCACGCTGCTTCAGCGCATAAGTGTTACCACGCGAAAGCTTGCTGATCATCCACTGCTCTTTGAACTGGATGTGATTCTGATAGCGGTTTGGTTTGTCGATTATGGGGTTGAATGCAGCGCTCGTCCCATCTTCCCAAATTTTATCAGACTCGTTGAACTTCTGCAGCTTCCAGGAAAGCTTGCTGATGTCAGACGAAATCAGCGTGAGGCACGAAAAGAGCGTGGGATTGTGGAGCACAGTGTCTTGGCGAATCTCGATGTTCTGCTGCCAAGCACCAGGGAAACATTCCCGGATAACTCCCCACCCACTCCAAGCCCCGCGATTGTCTACCGGGGCCAGCGTCTTTTTCGACAACGTAATGTCAACCCCGAAGATTCGCATGATGATTAACCCTTTGCGCGCATATCACGCCGGTTGTACTTGCCTTTGACGGGCTGCTTCTTCTTCGCTGCGATCTGCCGGGAGACTGGCGCTGGCTTGGGCGGCGCGCTGTCCTTTGTGTCGTCTTTCGCTTCCGCTGCGCGACCAAGCGCAGACAGCAGCGACACATCGCATGGGCGTGCATCAAAACGATCATTCTTCTTCAGATCGTCTCGACCATAGCGATGCGCCTTGAGAGAGATCATTGGCACATTTGTCATTGTTCTTCTCCAAAAAGCCCAGCCCCTCATTGCGAAGGGCTGGGCGCCATCTCAGCAGTCAAGCAATTACGCCTGACCCCACTTCACCTGATCCAGGACAGCGACGGCCTGCGCACGGCGCTTCTTCCAGTTGATGAAGCGTTCCGCGCGGAGCGCCACAGAGTCGGTCTGGAACATCGACACAACCGTGGTGGGCGTTGCCGGGTTGCTGCTGTTGGTCGGCGCAGTATCCATCTGCAGCGATGCTTCGGTGGAGGCGGCGATCACCACCTGACCATCATCCGCCAGCCAGATGTCCGACGCATTGGCCAAGATCACCAGCGATCCGTTGCTGTCGGTGGGCACGTAGTTGGACGTGATGACGGGGATACCGTCCAGCGTGCCACCCAGGATACCGATGCCAGGGAACTCCGGTTGCCCCAGCGTATTGCGCATCAGCGACAGCGCCAGCGCCGTGGTCGGAGTCATGATGTAGACTGCCGTGGTCGGGCTGATGTTGTTGAGGATGAACGGAGCCCACAGCGAAGCGATGTCAGCACGCACATCGTCAGCAGTGTTGCCGGAGCTGTGGATGGCAGTCACACCATTGGTGATCGACGCAGGCGAGACGTTCGCGGAGAGTGCCTTGGCCGGATCGACAAAGTCAGTATCCAGTCGGGCAATCAGCGCTTCCGCCAGCGCATCACGGGTCAGCTGTTCCGCAGCCGGATTGGAGAACCGCAGCAGCTCTTCCGTCAGCACCGCGATGTTGGCAACCTTCGCCCAGCCCAGATACACATCGTTGAAGTCGAACTTGGTGACCGGTTTCGGTGCACCCTCACCCACCCAGTAGCCAGCGCCACCAGACGTCTGGCCTTTGATGTGGATGTTGAACGGCACACGGCGAAGCGACGGGATATTGCCAGCGCCGAACTTGCCGATGATGGTCTGCGGGCGCAGGAACTCCACAAAATCGCCGGTGAACTCGTTGTACTCGACCAGCGGGCCAGCCCAGGTTGCATCCGTGGTGGTGCCGGCGTTCACTGCCGACTTCAGCACGTTGTTGATGCGCTCCATTTCCGGGAAGCGACTTTGCGCAATCGCAGACGCCTGCTGAATGTTGCCCTTGGCAACGCCCAGGCACATCGCATAGCGCGCGAACTCGATGCCCTTGTCCAGCTTGGTGGTGTTGCGCACCGTCGCGAACTGGCGCGACTGCTGGCCCTGGCCTTCGTTGGTGCCCTGTACCGGCGCAGCGGTCGCAGCCAGCGACTTCTCCAGCGTCTCCAGTCGCGGCAGATGCTTGTCGATGGCGGCGTTGTCGCTTTCCAGCGTCTCATACTCCTGCTGTTCGGCCTGATCCAGCGTGCGGCCTTCCTCGCCTGCCTTGGTCATCAGCGCGACCATCTTGTCCAGGTTCTCCTGCCGGCGCTTCTTGAAGTCGGCAATCTGTTCCTTCACGTTCATTTGCGAATCCTCTTTGATTGGTACTACAGATTGGGGGTTGGTGGTGCTTCCCGAAGCGCCGGGAGTTACAGCAGGTTGGTCTTTCAGGTAAACAACACCGTCGTTCGCGTTGTGGCCAAGCGCGGCCCGCTGTCGGGTGTCGATGGACTTGATTGCGGAGATGCTTGCTTCCGCATTGGCAGGGATCGTCACAGCGGACAACTCCAGCCATTCCCATTCTTGGAACTCGATGCCCCATGAATCTTCCATGAAGGCATACTTGATTGCCTGGAAGCCAATCGAAAGGCCGCGAACCAAACCGGCTTGGATTGACTGCCAGGCAAAGTCAAGAAAATCTTTCAGTTGGCCCGGCTCATCGAATGTCGCGACCTCGCCAACAATGTCGATGCCTTTCGCAGTGACAGTGGCTTCCGTGATCCAGCCAATCGGCTGATTGGAATTGTGTTGCCAAAGCAGCGCGATGGGCAGCGAATACTTCGCACCAAGCGGCAGCACAATGTCGCCCATCCGATCCATCGACGGCGTGGAAGCCGTACCACGGATGATGCGCTTGCCAGTGGTGTTGTCGACAGCTGCCTTGATGGTGAGCTGTGAATAGGCGCGTTGAACGCCTTTGGGTTCAGCACGCTTCTTGATCGTCATCGAGATTCCCTCATCCAGCAAAAAACATTTGATAGGTTTTTGGTGCTTCCTGCGGAGACATGAACATTCCAATTGCCATGATCAAAGCAACTGCGCCGTCAATCTTGTTGGCTGGCGCTTCCTTCCTTGGATAGATGTTTTCTTTCGCATCAACGTGGCACACCACATTGCTTATCATCCATGCCAGTACGGGATTCCCATTATGATGTATTCTCTTTTGGAGCACCAATGCCTCAAGTTCTTTCATTGGCATTGACATGTTTTGCACAGTCTGACGATACTCCAGCACTGGAAGTTTATCTAGCTGCAGTCTCTGGATCAAATAGCTTGCCTGCC